ATACCGGCTCGCGCACGGTCGAGCGCCGGGCGAAGCCAGGGCTGCTGGGCGCGCGACAGCGATCCGAATTCGCGGAACCACGCGCGCGGGGCAAGCGAAACGACTCTGTAGCTGAGCGGGCGTGGTCCGCGCCGAACGGCGAGCGAACTCGCAAGCGCCCGCGTGCCCGGACCGCCGTCGCGCTCAAGCCGCTCGCGGGCCTCAGCCGCCACGTCTTCCGCGCTGGCGCGCAACGCCTCATCGAGAGCTTCGCTGTCGTCCAAGGCGCGCGAGAGGCCGCGTAAGCCCCTGCGCGGCGACGTCACCGAAACCTTCACAGATCGCGCTCTTCGCAGTCGCATTTCAGGAAGTGGCGGCGGCCATCCTCATCGAGCACCGCGCGGATATCGAGCACGCGATCGCCGAAGCGAAAGCGCATGTTCGGCGCGACGTATTCGCGGAAGCGGATCGTGACATCGACCTTGCGGCTGCCGGCGAGCCGGTCGGCCTCGACCGTCTCCTTGCCGGAGCGCGGTTCGATCATCGCCCAGAGTTCGGCAACCGGCCCCCAGGTCTCCACTGCGCCGCCGCCGCCGTCGCTCTCTCGCTCCGCGCGCTCCAGCACCACGCGGTGGCGAAGCCTGCCGATACGCGCGCTCACAGCCGCACCTGCCGGTAGGGTTTCAGCAGGTCTGCGACGCCGTGGGGCAACTCGTCCGCGCGGTCGAATACCACCGGCTCACGCTCCTCATACCAGTGCGCGGCGAGCATCAGGACGGCTTGGCGGATCGGCTGCGGCACCTTGTCGGGCGTGTCGCCATAGCCCGCGGTCAGCGCGATCTCGATGCCGTTCGCGGGGCGGCCTGGCCTCGGAAATACCGCGCCGGGTCTGCGCACCACGCGCGGGCGCAGCGTCGACAGATCAACCACATAGCTCTCGGGTGATACCGTCTGCGCCTCGTCATTGCCGTCATAAACCTTCACCGCATCGACGCTTTTGAGCGGCCCGAGCGGGATCTGTACGCGCCCATCCTCCGGCCAGCAATCGAGAAACAGCGACCAGCTTTGCGTCAGCATCGCGATGTCCAGCGCCCCCTCGATATGCAGCCGGGCGGCGAGGATCAGGCTGGCCACCACCGGATCTTCGACCGCGCTATCCACGCGCAGGTAGTCCTTCGCCTCGGAAACGCTCACCGGTTCGCGGTCAGGCGCGGCTGTCAGCACAAGCGGCATGGCTCACCCCGTTGTTTAAGAAACAAATAGGGCCGCGGCGGGGCCAGGGAGTGGGCCAGTGTTACGACGTGCCGAACTTCAGCAGCTTGATCGCGCCGAAATCCTGCACCCCGCCGCCGACGCGCTTGGTGGTGTAGAACAGGACGTAGGGCTTGGAGGAGAACGGGTCGCGCAGCACGCGGATGCCGATGCGGTCCACGACCAGATACCCGCGCTGGAAATCGCCGAAGGCGACGGCGGTCTCATCCGAGCCGATGCCCGGCATGTCCTCGGTCTCGACGACAGGGAAGCCGAGGATCATCGGGCGCGCGCCTGCCTCCGCGGCCGGCTGCCAGATATAGTTGCCGTCGCCGTCCTTGATCTTGCGCACTTCGGCCTGCGTCGAGCGGTTCATGACCCAGTGGGCATTGCCGCGATAGCCAGCGTTCAGCGTGTAGATGAGGTCGAACAGCGCGTGTTCGGGGTCGGTGTCGGCGAAGTCGGCATCCTTGCCGGTGGCGACATAGCCGATATTGCCCCAGCTCCAGGACGCGTCGGCCACCTGCGTATAGTCGAGGAAACCCTTCGGTTTGTTGGTGCCGTTGCCGCTGACGAAGGCGGTGTTCTCCTGCGCGGCGAAGGCAATGCGCACCTCCTCGGCGATCCACGCCTCGATATCGACGGCGGAATCGTCCAGCAGGGTCTGAGACGCCGCCGGCATCGCGTAGAGTTCCATGGTCGGGAAATCGAGTTCTTCCAGCACCGGCGTGTCGGTCTCAGCGCGCGCGCCGGTCTCGGCGACCCAGCCAGCCGCCGCGCCAGTGCGGGCGAACGGCTTCTTGAAGCTCGTGCTCGACACCTGCCGGTTGCCGGCGATCGCGCGGATCGGCGAGATTTCGGTCAAGGCGCGCATGATGGTGCTCTCGACCTCGGTCGGGACGGTGAAGCCGCCATCCGAGCCGGTGCCGGCGGACAGCGCCTTCTGCTCCAGCATACGCAGGCTCGCCATGTCGCCAGTGCGCACATAGCTGTTGAAAGCGGCCTTGTGCTCGCTCACCGGGCCGTAACCCGGCATTGCGCCAGTTTCGCGCGGCGGGCGCGCGGCCTTCAGCGCCAGATGATCGACGGTGCGCTTGTGCTCGTCGAGCGCGCGGTTGATCCGCTCCAGCTTGTCGGTCGTGACGACATCGGCGGACATGCGCTGCTCGATCTGCTCAAGCCGCTCATCGTTGCTCTGCTTGAACGCCTCGAAGGCGCGCATGAATTCATCGAAGGCCTGCGCCATCTCGACGGCGGACACCTGCGGCTCCGCCTTGGTTTCGTAGTCTGAGGTGTAGGTTTCGCTCATGCTCTCCTCGTTTCGGTGAAGGTGAAGGCATCGGGTTTGCGCCGGTTCCGCTCACGCAGGGCGCGCGAGGCCGCGGCGAGCCGGGCGGTGATGTCGGCGGGTGCGCGGGCACGTTTGATGCGGCTGACCTTCGCGCCGGGCAGCATTGGGAAAGTCACGACCGAAATTTCCCACAGGTCGATCTCGTGTAGCCGCCGAGCGCGCAGGCGGGGGTCGCGGTCGGCACGCACCGTGCGAAAGCCGATGGACAGCCCGTCGAGAGCGCCAGCGCGCAGCAGCGCCGCAATCTCGCGCGCCCGCTCTACCCCGCCGATCAGACGCCCGCGCACATAGAGCCCGCTTTTGTCCTCGCGGATTTCGTCCCACACGCCGATGGGTTGGGCCGGATCATGCTGGAACAGGAAGCGGATATCGCTTGGGCCGCGACGGCTTAGGCTCGCGGCGAACGCGCCGCGCATGACGACATCGCCGCCATGATCGGGCACACCGAACAGGCTGGCGTAACCTTCCACGCGCCCGTCGCTCTCACTCACGCGCACAGGCGGATGCGCACGGCGGACGGTCGTGCCCCCCGGCGTAACAGACAAATTTTTCATGGGATCAGCTCAGCTCCGCCAGCGCGTCGCCGCCTTCGACCGGCCCGTAGCCGATCGCGGCGCGCTTCTCGTTGATCGTCAGGAAGGACGCATCCTCCACGCGCTCCCACAGCGCGGCGCGCTCGGTCGACAGCGCGTCGATCCGGTCGAGCGCGGGCTTGAGCGCCAGCCCCTCGCCGTAAGCCGGGGCGAGCCAGCCCCCCAGCGCCTGCAGCGTACGGTTCACCAGCGGCAATACCGTCTGGCGCCAGAAGCTGCGGTTCGCCTCCTGATAGTTCGAGAAGGTGTTATCGCCGGGAATGCCGAGCAGCATCGGCGGCACGCCGAGCGCCAGCGCTATCTCGCGCGCGGCCAGGTTCTTGGCGCTGATGAAATCCATGTCGCGCGGGCTCATCGACATCATCTTCCAGTCCAGCCCGCCTTCGAGCAGCATCGGCCGCCCCGCGTTGCGCGCGCCCGCATAGGTCGCCTCAAGCTCGGTCTTCAACCGCTCGTACTGTTCTTCGGTGAGGTGCCCGTCACCCGCCGAATAGACCAGCGCGCCGGAGGGCTGCGCGGCGTTGTCCAGAAGCGCCTTGTTCCAGCCCGAGGCGGCATTGTGGATGTCGATCGCCATCGCCGCGGCTTCCAGCGGGCTCATGCCGTAATGATCGTTGACCGGGTGGTATTGGCGCATATGCAGGATCGGGCGCACCCCGGCGACCTCCTGATCGAAGCGCAGCGTCTGCCCGTCCGCCTGATACTCGTAGGCGCAGGGCCACCCATCCACGCCCGGCACGATGCGCATCCGGTCGGAACGCAGCACATGCAGCTCGCGCGGCTGCCCGTCGAGCGCGACCGCCTCCATGAAGGCGTTGCCCGAAATCAGCAGCGAGCCGTACCATGCCTCGAACAGGTCCGGCGCGCATTCGCCCGCATTGGGCCGCGCCAGCAAATCGAGCAGCGGATGCGCGTCAAGCTCCTCCGTGCCATCAAACAGGCGCAGCGGGACCGACGCCGCGGCCTCGGCGATCATGCGCACCGAGCGATACACGACCGGGTTCTTCATGAAGCCCTCGCGCGCCATCGCCCCGGAATTGCGCGGCGACCAGACCGGCTGCGCGTGCCCCTGAAACGCGAGGAACGGCCCCGTCAGGCTGCCCCGGCGCTCAAGCGGCGGCGCGCCGAGCCAGCGCTGCAGCGCCTCGGTGAAACGGCTCATGAAACCTCCAGAATTTGGGGGATGAGATCAGAAACTGCGCAGGCGCGGCGGCCTCGCCGTCCCGAGCATCAGATCGCTCAAGGCCCAGACCAGCGCATCGACGCGGTCCGGGCTGCCCGCCTCCAGCCCGTCGGGGCCGAATGCGCACATCTCGTCTTCCAGCGCCGGGAAGCTGCCGGCGTGCGCCACAAGCCCGCGCTCATAAAGCGCCGCGACCGGCTCAGCGCGCGCGTATTTGCCCCGCCCGGCGCGCGCCATGCGGATGGCCGCATGCGGGGCGACCTGCGCCAGAACATCGGCAACCAGCTCGCCGCCCTGATTGACCTCCGCGACGATGCAGTCGGCCTCAAGACTGTCGTAGAGCCGCGCGACCGCTCCTGCCCAAACGGTTGGCCGCACGCCCTGCACGGTCGCGTCGGCAAGCACATAGGCCCGGCCATCTTCGCCTCGTCCAACCGCGATGATCCCGCAGGCGTCGGCGCGTTCGCCGCTCGTCACCGGCGGATCGACCGCCACCACGATGCGCGAAAGAGGGGGCGGCGAAGTTACCCGCGCCCCCTCGATCGCGTCCCGCCGCCACAGGCTGTCCGCGCGATCCTCAATAATCTCGCCATCAAGCTCCTGACGGCCAAGCCGCGTGCCTTGATAGCGTCCGACGATCGCGTCCAGGAAAGCCGGCGCGAGATTTGCGGCATTCGCGGATGTCGCCGCGCGCGTCACCGCCGTTTTCGGGTCGGCGATAAGCCGCTTGATCAGCGGGATCGGGCGCGGCGTCGTGGTCACGACCTGGCGCGGGCGCTCGCCCAGGCGCAGGCCGAATTGCAGCATGTCCCATGCGCGATCCGCGCGCGGCCATTTCGCCAGCTCGTCACACCACGCCGCGTCGAACTGCGGGCCGCGCAGGCTGTCCGGGTCGCTGGCGGAGAACAGC